GGTAACTGTTAAGGAAGGGTTGTTTTTTATGCCTAAATTTATTAAATTTCAATATCCTAATTTTCCTAATAGTGCTGTAAAACAACAAGAAGGGGCTTTGAAAATATTAAAAGGGTTTGGATTAATTAATGAAGAAAGTAACACTTACCTAACTGTTAGCAAAGAGTTAGATAACTCTTATGTTAATGTAAGTGTTAATGATAATGTTATTGTTAAAGAGGTAAAGCCTAAGCAAATTTATTTTAAAGATTCTTCAATATTCGATATCGTTAAATTTAAAGAACAGTTTGAAAACTGGAATATCGAAAAGATTAAATATTATCACGATGCTTTAAACACTTGGTCAAATGAAGGGAATAAAAAAATAGATTGGGTTGCTACTGCTAGGACTTGGGCTAGTAGAGATGAAAAGAGTGGTAAGATAAAGTTCGATGTTAAAAAACCAACGATTAGTATTAATAATCAATTCGCATTAATGAGATAAAAATAAACAACTAAAAACAAAACAAAATGAAAAATGAGTATTTAGAATTTCTAAAAAAGAAACAAAAGACACATATCCTCTCAGGATTTGATGTTGATGAAAATCAATTAAACAGTCTTATGTTTCCATTCCAAAAGTTCATAGTTAAACGAGCATTAAAAGCTGGTAAATATGCAATATTTGCAGACTGTGGATTAGGTAAAACATTAATGCAACTTGAATGGTCTAGTCAGGTAGTAAAGGAAACAAATAAACCAGTATTAATTTTAGCACCATTAGCCGTAGTAGGACAAACTAAAAATGAAGGTATAAAGTTTGGAATAGATATGAGTAATATCCACGTTAACAACTATGACCAATTAGAAAATATTGATACGTCTATTTATTCAGGAATTGTACTAGATGAAAGTTCAATTCTTAAAAATTTTGAAGGTGCAACAAAACAATTAATAGTTGATACATTTAAAAATACACCTTATAAATTAGCTTGTACAGCTACACCTTCGCCTAATGATCCAATGGAGTTAGGTAATCATTCAGAGTTTTTAGATGTAATGAGTAGGAATGAAATGTTGGCTATGTACTTTGTACATGATGGAGGTGAAACAGCAAAATGGAGATTAAAGGGACACGCTGTAAAATTATTTTATCAATTTATTGGCACTTGGGCTATCATGTTAAATAAGCCTCAGGATATTGGATTTACTATGGATGGTTATAACTTACCTAGTTTAAATATTATAGAACGTCAAATAATAACACCAAAAAGAGATAACGGTAGTTTATTTAATGATGCAGTTATTTCTGCAACAAACTTTAACTCTGAGTTAAGATTAACAAAAAAGGAGCGATTAGATGAAGTTTTAAATATTATAAACTCAAAGCCTAATGAAAATTTTATAATTTGGATTAAACAAAATGAAGAAGGCGAAATACTAAAAAAGTTATTACCTGAGGCTAAAGAAGTAAAAGGTTCAGATTCTAATGAATGGAAAGAAAAAACATTATTAGGATTTGCAAATAATGAATTTAGAATATTGATAACTAAAACTAAAATAGCATCATTCGGAATGAACTATCAAAATTGCAGAAATCAAATATTTGCATCTTTAGATTTTAGCTTCGAGGGATTATATCAAGCTATTAGACGTTCTTATCGTTTCGGTCAAAAACAAGAGGTAAATATTTATCTAATAACAACTGACACTATGGCAAATGTAAATGAATCAATTAATCGTAAACAAAAACAATTTGAAATTATGCAAGATGAAATGGCAAAAGCAATTAATGAAAACCTTAATGGTAACATTATGAGTAGTGGTGACTTTGATACTACTGAGGAAGTAAATGAATGGTATAATATAAAGCGTGGCGACTGTGTACAGCTTATATCTTCTATTCCTGACAATTCTATTGGTTTATCTGTTTTTAGTCCACCATTTGCAGAATTATATACATACTCTAATCATTTAGAAGATATGGGTAATTCAAAAAATTATAATGAGTTTTTAACTCAGTTTGGTTTTTTAATAAAAGAACTTTATAGAGTAATGCAGTCAGGTAGAAATGTAGCTGTACATTGTATGGATTTACCAATTCAAAAAGGGAAAGAAGGTTTTATTGGATTAAGAGATTTTAGCGGAATGATTTTAAAAGCATTTGAAGATTCAGGATTTATTTATGCATCAAGGATAACTATTTGGAAAGATCCAGTTGTAGAAATGCAAAGGACAAAAGCACTTGGATTACTTCATAAGCAAGTCAAAAAGGATAGTACAATGAGCAGAGTAGGAATACCTGACTATGTAATGATTTTTCGTAAGGATGGCGAAAGACTTAATCCAGTAACCAATACTGATTTACCAGTTGATTTATGGCAGAAATACGCATCACCTGTTTGGATGGATATTGATTATGGTAATACATTGCAAGGATTTAGAAATGGTAGAGAAGAAAATGATGAAAAGCATATTTGTCCTTTACAGTTAGATACTATTGAAAGATTGATTCATTTATATTCAAATAAGGGCGATACTGTTTTCACTCCTTTTATGGGTATTGGTAGCGAAGTATATCAAGCTGTTAAGATGGGTAGAAAGGGAATAGGATTTGAATTAAAAGAAAGTTATTTTGATTTAGCTAAGGCAAATATTAATAAGGCTGTTGAAAATAAATCTCAGATAAGTATTTTTTAATTTTAACTTTGAAAATAAAATGATAGTAACGATAAAGGATAAACAAAAGCAACTGAATAGATTCAGGGAAAAAGGGGAATACTTTAAAACCCTTACTACTGGACTATCCACACTAGATGAAATATACCGAATAGTGCGTGGTTATCCTTTATTTGTTGGAGGAGCAGTTCATCATGGTAAGTCTGAGTTTACACTTGAATTAGCGGTGTCATGTGCTAAGTTACATAATTTCAAGTTTGCAGTCTATTTAGGCGAAGCAGGATTAACAGAAATATCAATAGCTGAGATTTGTCAGAAGTATATCGGTAAACCTTATTTTGGTGAATTTGCAATGACTGAATCTGAGTTAATTTATGCTCATCAATTCATTGAGCAACACTTTATATTCTTACAAATAGATGACTTAACTGTAAAATCATTTTATGACGAGGTAGAACGTGCTGAGAAGGAATTAGGGATAAAGTTTGAAGGCACTATTTTAGACCCTTTTAACGATGTAAAAAACCAGTCAGGTGAACATGGCGGTACTCATATATGGTTAGAAGAGGATTTAAAATATATCCGTAAGGTATCTGAAAAGTCAAATAGATTAGATATAGTTGTTTTTCACGTGGGCGATGTAAAGCCAATTAAAGATGAAAACACAAGTAATTGGTATGTAAGGTCTGCTTTAAAAACTGAGTGGGCTGGAGGTCAGGTAGTAAGTAGACGTGCAATGACTATGCTACTTGTTTACGTTCCTCCTGAGTGGTTATGTGATGAAACAGGGCAACCTTATGGAAAAAATAAAACTATTATTTTTAATCAAAAGGCAAAACCCAAAGGTAGTGGTAGGTTAGGCAATGCAGTAATTAATTGGGATTGGAAAAAGAATAGATATTACGAGGAAATAAATGGAGTAAGAAAGTATATGTTAGATAATAAAGTAGTACCTCAGATGCCTATGAATGTAGGTTTTGATTCAGTAATTAATGAAAACCCTTTTTGATGGAAGAGATTAATATATTAAAATTAAAGGCTCGTATATTAGCAATGTCAACTTACCTTTATTCCTCAACTGAAAAAGAAGGCATAAGCGAAGAACGTAAAGAGTTTGCTTTTAAATTGATTGGTTTACTTTCAGATAGCCAATTAACAATAGATGAGTTAATAAAAAAAGAGGCTAAATATATGAGTATGTACTTTGATTTTAAAAACAAAGTATTAGTATTGCAAAAGGAATTAGATAAGTTAGAATCTGAAAATAAAAATCTAAAAGATAACCTATGCTAACATTATTTGAAAATCAAAGATTGAAGTTTAAACCAGTATTGAATGATACTGTTGAGAATTTAAGCGGTAAAAAGTTTAGATGCTATGGTTTTGGAGTAACTTACAAAAGCGGGTTTAAAGAGGATTATTATTTGTATAGGCAATTTAATACTGAGGGCATCCCTATTGAGTTTACTGTTACCGATATTGAATATTGCATGGCAATGGAGAATAAAAGATTATTTAAGATATAACGGTTTGCAGCTACACGCTGAAAGGGATTTTAACCACATATTTTAATACGAAGCAATGAACTTAAATATAACCACAAAACTATCTGACGAAACCGAAAGCCATTTTTTGCGTGTAGGTGCTGTTACAGGAAGTACGGGCATCAATGTAGTATCTCTTTTCAATGGTATGGGAACTTTACGACAAGCATTTCACAATTTAGGAATACAAGTAAATAACTACTATTCAAGTGAAATTAAAACCTATGCTATTAAATTACAACAACATCATTTCCCTGATGTGATACAAGTTGGAGATATTAGAAATTGGAAAGAATGGGGTATTGATTGGAGTACTATTGACTTTATAGGAAGTGGTAGCCCTTGCCAAGATTTAAGTTCATCAGGAAAAAGAGCAGGAATAAACGGAGAAAAATCTTCTTTATTTTTTACGTTTGTGGATATTTATAACCACTGCAAAAGTTTAAACCCCAATGTTAAATTTTTACAAGAGAATGTAGGAAGTGCTAATAAATTAGATGTAGGTATTATGAGCCGAGCATTAGGAGTTTACCCTGTTAGAATAAAT